ATTAGTCCCTCCAAAGCAAAAAATGCTTGGATTCATTTTATCACATTTTCGTGAAAAACTCAACTTTATGTCTAATCAGCGGACATTATCAATGTTATGAAAAGAGAGCCTTTCTTTTCTCGCCTTTTTGCATACTCCACCAGCTCCCGCGCGTTGCTGGCGGGGTGCCAAGCATAGGAGATGAGGTAGTCTACATGATCCACAACATAACGGTTTGCTCTCACGATTGCAACCTTGCGCGGAACACTTTCCATCCCTGGTGGATAAAAGGTGCTGTCAAATCCATCTGGAGTTGGGATGGGCCGCTCCTCCGGATGGTATGGCAGCAGCAAAGTGAGCTTCACTTCCGGGTAAAAACGCTTTGCTTCTTTGACTGCCGATACTGCAAGGCGGTCAAATCCACCATAGTAACCGACGATGATTTCTGTGACGCCATATTCCAAAATGTGCTACTCAACAGCTGCATACAATGACGGGTAAATCTCTTCTGATGTCTCTCGGTGTCCGATAAAGAAACAGCTTTTTCCGCCCAAATTTCTCCCTCCTTCGTAGTTGCGTTTATCGTTAAAATTATACGATATAAATGATTAAATCACAACGATTTATCAAAGTATAATTTACGAAGAATACAAGCAAAGGAGTGATGCAGGTGAAGGATATTCTCTCGATTATAACCGCGTATCGAGAGGAGCGGGGCTGGACAGAGTATCAGCTTGCAGAACGCTCCGGTTTGCCGCAATCCACGATCTCCTCATGGTATCACAAGAACATGGTTCCGACCATTCCATCCCTGGAGAAAATCTGCACAGCCTTTGACATTACGCTATCTCAACTATTTGCCGAAGAAGATGCACCTGTTTCCTTGACTGAGGCGCAGAAAAAGCTTCTAGAACGCTGGTCAAGATTGAGCGAAGAACAGCAAGCTGTTGTATTTGCTTTGATTGATAAGATGTAAAAAATCCGTCAGAGGCGCACCCTTTAGAGTGTTGCTTCTGGCGGATTTTCTTTGCCATCAATCTAACGGAGTTTTCTTTGTTACTGCTTTTAGATACAATTCAGGGTCCCCATTCAAAATCAGTTCGGCATAGGACAGCGGATCATTATAGATCAGCCAGTCCAGCTCTGACCGCTGGTACATACTGTTGGCCACCTCGTTCTCCACGGCAGTGCAGTCGATGGAGAGCAGCGTCCCATCATCCAGGCGCAGTTCCACGCAGGCGGTATCCAGGTTAAACTCACAAGACAAAATTTTTCTCATACTCGTTACCTCCCAATGCTTAAATTTTGGTTGGTTTTCCGCAGCGGCATAAGGGCCGTTTCGGTCGTTTTAGATACAGGCAAGCAATGCGTGCGGATAGCCACACACAAATCCGGCAAGCAATGCGAGTGTTAATACACACTCACATTTCCTACCGTCTGCTTGTTGAGGGCAGCGCCCCCAAACCCCTTTTGAACACAGGATTTCATTCTGTGGCTACGCGTTCTCCGAACGCTTCTGAGGAATACGCCAAAACGCCGTACCCCTTTGGGGAAGGGTGTAACAAATCCTGACCCCCTTATAGCCTTTGGGGCTACCGTGAAACAGTGTAGCCCTGGGAGGATAGGGGTGGCAAAATACCACCCCATTTTTTCCTTTCCGCGACGGTTGCGACGGTCGCAACGGTGCTGAGAGTACCCCTCAAAACACCGTCGCGACCGTTGCGAGCGTCGCGCTTTACTCGATTACTTCAAACGCAGGTGCTTCCACCACCATGTAAGTCAGCCGGATACGTCGCCCGGCGTGCTTGGTTTTGTTCTCGTACTTCACCTGATGTTCTTCCAACAAGCGGCTGGCATTCACATTTAAATGCTTGGTGAGCCGGTTTACCGCCATATCCGTTTGAATCGCCTGAGCCAGCTCAGTGGGACTGCCTTCCCATTCCCGGTTGTCAGCAGACACGATCTTCGCTACGGCTTCCAGTACGGGGTCCGGGGTCTGCTTCCAAAGCTCATTCTCCGCATGGTCAAGGCTCCAAATCAGGTTCTCCTGATCCTTGCTCAGATACAGCCGCTGATCCGGCTGGTCTCTGCCTACCACCTCCAAAGTGGCCTTGCTATCTGTCCGCTTCTCCTTCTGCATCAGGAGCGCACCATCTGCACACCCCAGCAAGCCCGTGGTCCCCGAGATCATCTCAAAGCTGTCTCCCGCAGGCTGCTTTCTGGTATGGTGGACGATCAGAACGCAGACGCCATACCGATCAGCAAATTGCTTTAGCTTGCCGATTACCTCATAGTCGCTGGAGTAGCTGTAACTATCATTCACCACCTCACGGACTTTTTGTAGGGTATCCACGATAATCAGCTTGGTATCACTGTGTTCCCGGAAGAACTTTTCCAGCTGTTCATCCAGGCCGCTACCGATCATCTTAGCGTTGGTGGCGAAGTGGAGGGAGCTTGTCCCCTCCACTCCGAACATTCGGAACATCCGGCTCTGTAAGCGGCTCTCGTCATCTTCTAGGGCAAGATAGAGCACGGTGCCCTGGTGGACTTTGTAGCCCCACAGATCTTGCCCGGTGCTGACATGATGGGCGATCTGCGCCACCAGGAAGGACTTGCCGATTTTAGGCGCTCCGGCAAGGATGTATGCTCCTGTATAGAGCAGGTTCTCAATCACCGCAAACTTGCCCTCGAACACATTGTCCATCAGTTCGTCCAGGGTCACAGTATGCAGATAGGCCGGGTCGCTCATGCGGCGCATTTTCTGGTAAAGTTCCTCCAAATCTCTTTCCGGGGAATTGCTTTTTTCGTCCGGGTCTGGTATAGTGGTCTTGTAATTTTGAGAGATTGACTGCCCATCATCTGCGCCAACAGATGAGCCCTGGGCGGTCATTTTCTTTTTTTCATCGATCATAGGCAAAATCCTCCTGCATCCCGTTCATAATGGTAGCGATCATCTGGATGGTGTCCAGCAGCTCGTCGTTCACGCCCTGCCCAGCCTCGATCCGGCGCAGCTCGTCCAGCACAGCGGCCAGCTGATCCCGCAGCGCCTTGTAGACCCTGGGGTTGCCCTGGACCACCACATCCCGGCAGAGCAGCCGTCGGATGATATAGTCCTGCTTGGTCAAGCCAGTGAGCTTCACCGCCGTCTCGATCTGGGCGTCCTCCTCCGGGGAGACTCGGAAAGCCACGGTCTTGTTCCTCCAACGGTTGTGCTTGTCCAAATTCTTTGCTGACATTTTAATTGCCCCTTTCCATATTCAGTTTATCTGCCATTTCCGCCTGCTTGGACGGAAACAGGTGCGCATAGTTGTAGGTGATGTCGATGCTCTCGTGGCCTACTCGGTCCGCGATAGCGGTGACTGAGAATCCCATATCGATCAAAAGTGAAACCGCACTGTGACGAATATCATGGATTCTGATACGCGGCACCCCAGCTTCCTTGGCTCCCCGATCCATCTCCCGGTGGAGATAGCTCTTGGTAACAGTGAACATTCTGTCGTCTGGCCCGATTCCGTAGAGCATCTTGATGTAATCCTGGATTTCTTCGGCCAGAAACTGCGGCATGGTAATGACCCGATTGCTCTTTTCCGTCTTGGGGGTAGTAATCAGATCCTGGCCATTCAACCGCTGATAGGATTTATTGATGGTAACGGTACGCTTCTCAAAATCAAAGTCCGCCGGGGTCAGAGCAAGCAGCTCCCCCTCCCGGATACCGCACCAGTAGAGCATCTCAAAGGCATAGAAGGATAGCGGCTTGTCCATCATCACCTCGGCAAATTTCAGATACTGCTCCTTGGTCCAGAACATCATCTCTCGGTTTTTCTTTTTGCCCATGCTGCCCGCCTTCTTGCAGGGATTCTCCCGGAGGTTGTAGTACCGAACCGCGTGGTTAAAAATGGCACTGAGCTGATTGTGGACCGTTTTCAGGTACACCGGCGAGTAGGGCTTGCCGTTCTCGTCCTTATGGTTCAGCATCTCGTTCTGCCAGGTAATGATCTGCTGGGCGGTGATGTTACACATTTTCAGCCTGCTGAAGTAGGGCAGCAGCTTAGTACGGATGATGTGGTCCTTGGTAGCCCAGGTGTTCTCCTTGAGCCGGGTTTTCATATCCGCCGTGTAGAGGTCCACGAAACTCTTGAAGGTCATGTCCAGATCAGCGCTGGTCTTGTTGAGCTGTTCCCGCTCCCAGGCTTGCGCCTCTCGCTTGGTCTTGAAGCCCCGCTTTTGGGTCTGCTTGCGCTCGCCATTCCAGTCAGTGTACCGGTAGACTGCCCGCCAGGTGTTTGTCTTTTCTTCCTTATAGACTGCCATGATTAGCCCTCCTTTCCCGTCTTGCCATAGCAAAACTTCTCCATGAAAAAGTTCCGATTGACCCGCCCGGAGATGGTCAGATAACCCTTGTCCCGGAGTTCGGCGTTGAGCTTGTGGATCACCTTGTAGGCGTGGGACTTGGAGATGCCCAGCTCCTGGGCCACTTCCTCCACACGCATAAAGTTTTGTGCCTGCATGGATAATACCTTCCTTTCTTCGTTGATGGCTGCTGCGGATGAATATTGTGTTCCATAAATGCCTCCTCACTTTCGTCCGCCACTTTTTTCCCGGATGTATAACCGGGGGATTGCGGCAGTTCTTTTTTATTTATTGATTCTAAGCTATTATGCTTAGTTTATTGTCATTATACTAAGCATAATAGCTTGTGTCAATCGTATTGTGGAAAATAAATTAAATAAAATTGTTTAGCATTCTCTTGACTTTACTAAGCATTTCTGCTACGCTTTTCCTAAAGACAACCAACGATTGGAGTGGATGATATGGCGATTGGCGAACGGATTCACTTTTTCCGTCTCCTGCGGGGGATGACGCAGAAATATCTCGGTATGGCGCTGGGCTTCCCGGAGAAGTCCGCTGATGTGCGCCTGGCGCAGTATGAAACAGGATCAAGAACCCCCAAAACGGACCTGACTGCTGCCCTAGCCCAGGTACTGGATGTCTCGCCCCATGCGCTCTCCGTCCCGGACATAGACTCCTATGTGGGGCTGATGCACACCCTGTTTACCCTGGAGGACAACTATGGGCTCAAGATCAGCGAGATGGATGGAGAAGTCTGCCTGAAAGTTGATGTGCGGAAGAACAAGGACGCCGCCCGGCTGCACGAGATGCTCTGTTCCTGGCAGCAGGCCGCTGCCATGCTGGAGGCGGGCGAAATCTCCAAAGAGGATTACGACAAGTGGCGCTACCATTACCCTGAATTTGACAAGTCCCAGAACTATGTGAAGGTGCCGCCCCAGGACCTCTTTTGATCCTCTCACTTGTAGGCCACGGGAGAGGCCGTTTGTTGCACAAAATAATAATAAAAAGAAAAAGAGAGCTAACTGACTAATCAAAATCAGTTAGCTCTCTTTTTATGAATAATGAAAAAATGTTGCCAAATCGTTGCCACGAAGGGCCTTAACCCCTTAAAAACCCAGTCATATCAGGCTTTCCCGGACCTCTGAAATTATTCAAACTCGGCAAATTCAAGTATAGGGGTGCTTATTTACAATAGTTTTACAAACAAAACATTCGCAAATATGTTAATAATTTGCGTTCGTATTTGCGACTGCTTCAATTTTTAGTATCAAAATAGTATCACAGAATATGAGGAATTGCAAGGCTTTCAGCCTTGCAATTATCCGACATGGGAGCGTGTGCGCTCCCATGTCGGGACAGGACGCCCCGCGTTCTTAAGATCAATATAGGCGGGCAAGCGCCTTTGGTCTTGCCCGCCTTGGTGACCGCGCAGCGCACCCATGCGGGGCAGTCAATGGCGGCGCGCTGTGCGCGCCGTTTATCTCGACCATTGACAGCCCCGACAGAGGTTGCTGCTCCCCGATAAAATTCGTATTTGTTACTCGATACTGAACTCAGCGAATAGGTAAAAACCATCGTCTGTGCCATAAGAGCCATCTTCTGTCGATGGATAAAAGAACTTAACGACTCTGTATTCTCCCGCCGAAAGCGAACCATATATTTCAGACCAATTGATATTCAAATCTCTTTCTCCTTGAAAAATATATGTTTCGGTGTCAGTAGTTCTATCGCCGATCTCTTTTACTGGTGACCATTTATCATCTTCCTTTTTTTCAATAGAAAAATCGTAATTGATCCCGCCATTGATATCAATTCCTGTGTTATTTGAAATGCGAACTGTCAAACCTGAAGGAGTTACACTTCCCTCTACAACTTTCATCGTGACATCCCCAAAATTGATATTTTTATTCTGGACGCAACCTGCCATCCATAGTGCAAGTACAAAGCAAAGTGATAATACGAGAATCTTTTTCATTTCATATACCTCCACAACAAATCCATCATTTTTCTCCACTACTTTTATATGATATTTCGGTTTACCATTTATTTTTTAGAACAGCATATCATAAACCTATAGGAAAATCTACTTTTTTACCTACCTCCCCGGTCAAAAGTGCGCCGTGTTCGATTGCCACTTTTCTCTGCCTGTTCCCGCTGTTTATCGGCCCGTACTGCCGCCTTCACCTGCTCCGGGCCAAAGACACGCTTAGCCCGCTCATAGTCTGCGGAAACTTGCCGCAGGGCCTTGTTTTCCAACTTGACCTCCTGCAATCGGTCAGACAGGCGGGCATTGCTTTCCCTCACCCGGCCATAGTCCCCTTGCAGACGCTCAAATTTCCCTCGCAACTCCACATAGGCCAGATACAGGGAGCGCAGCACCTTGACGATTTGAGCCAGCAGGGGCTTGGCCTTTTTCTCCCGGTAGGCCCGGCCTGTTTCCAGCGTTCCCGGCTCCGGTAAAATCTCCTCCGGGTCGGCGGAGAAGTCCGCGGCCAGCCGCTCCATGTTCTTCACCGCCGGGGCAAGCTCTTTTAGGCGCTGCTCCTGCTCTGCAACCTCCCCCTCTTTTGCCGTCTTAGTAGCTTCTAAGGCGGCGATTTCTTTTGCCCGCTGCTCTTTTTTGTAATCTAATACAGACAGATGCTTTTCGTGTGTGTCTTTCTTCTCCCATTCAATTCCGTGGCGCTGCATCACAAGCGAAAGTTGATCTTTTTCTGAGCGTACCCATTGATTCCACTCCGTATCGCCGCGGCTGCCGCCTTGAAATCCCTGTGCAGCCAACGCCTGTTTGAGAGATACCCGCGTTTCCAAGCCGCGCTTGCTGCCGGTTGTAAATGGAATAAAATCAATATGCAGATGCGGCGTGGCTTCGTCCATGTGCAGATGTGCGGAAAACACGCGGAGCTGCGGATTTCTCTCCCGAAAGCCGGTCATGTATTCTTCTAAGATTTCCACGGCAAGCTCACCCTCGTCGCTCCCTGTGTGCATATCGTCCTTATTTCCGACTTGCAGAATAATCTCATGGAACGTCTTTTCCTGCTTGCTGGCACGAATCTTCTCATAATAATCTTTGATTTTCCGGTCTGCTCTGGTCTGCTTGGAATTGTATCGTGCAAGAGCTTCGTCAAACAGTTCGTGGTAAACAGCTTTGATATTTTCCTCACAATAGGTGATATTCAGGTGAGAACGCTCCGGGTCAGTGTTCTTTGCGTGAAACTTTCGGGTGTTGTGATTTACAGAGCCGCGTCCAACCCTTGCACTGATCGTTCGTTTCATTCATTCACTCCTTTCCGCCGCGTAAGCGGCGTGCCTTTGTTACTTTCTGCGAAAGTAACGCAAAGGCACTTTTGACAGCCAACGGCCATCAAAAGCGCATTTGCGCCCTACGGGGTGGTGTGGGGACGTTGCCCCCGCTGTCTGCGGACAGCACCCCCAGCAGGGCTGCCCTTTGAAAAGGGCACCCTGCACCCCGCCTAAACTTCATCACTCGCCGTTAGGCAGAGCGGAAAGGCACACGCCTTTCCGCTCACCCGGCAAGTGTTTCCCGTGTGCCAACTGTCAAGGGGTTCGGGTTGTATTGCCTTGCGGCAATCTCCACCTGCAAGTATGCCCCCTTGACAGTTGCCCCCGCGCCCCGTGACAACCGTGACGGCTGTGACAGCTTTTTAGACAGCAGAGCCGGTATCGGGAAGATCGTCACGGTCGTCACGGTCGTCACACACAGTCTGATCGAGCGTCAGACGGATGCTTCTCCCGGCGTGGGTGCGGGCGCTTTCATAGCAGATATGATATGTACAATTTAGCTGCCACGCCCGCACATTGAGCCGCATTGCCAGAGCATTTGGCTTCATGTTTATCTCCAGCGCAGCAGCCAGCTCGGTTGCTGTGCCGCACCAGACCGGGCGCTCCGACGTTATAAATGCCGCAACTGCTTCTAAAACAGGATCAGGTGCTTCATGGTGAAATTCTGTTTCTGCCCGCTGCAATTCCCATATCAGCCTTTCGTTGTTCCGTGTCAGATAGAGCCGTTGATCCTGTTGGTCACGCCCGGATATGTCCAGCGTCGCAGAGCAGTCTGTCCGGCGCTCCTTTTGGAGTAGGAACGCGCCATCCGCTGCGCCGAGCAGACCATTTGTGCCGGAAATCATATCGAATCGATCATCGGCTTGCTGCTTGCGTGTATGATGCACCAGCAGCAGACAAACGCCGCTTTCGTCGGCAAAGCTTTTCAAACTGGCCATCATTTCATAATCGCTGGCATAGCTGCACTTTTCGCCGCCGTCCTCCCGGATTTTTTGCAGCGTGTCAATGATGATAAGCCGCGTGTCCGGGTGTTCCCGCATAAAGCCCTTGAGCTGTGTTTCCAGACCTTTGTTTAGCTGCTTTGCATAGACTGCAAAATAGAGATTTTCGGTGCTGTTCTCTCCGAACATCCGGTACAGACGATCTTGCAGGCGGCGGTGATCGTCCTCCAGAGCCAGATAGAGAACCGTTCCGCGATTTATGGCATATCCCCACAGCGGAATCCCCATGCTCACATGATAGGCAAGCTGTGCCATGAGGAACGATTTTCCGACCTTTGGAGCGCCCACAAAGAGGTATGTTCCCGCGTAGAGCAGACCGTCAATCACTGGCGGTCTGCCGGGAAAGACCTGTTCATAGAGGTCGTTCATAGACACGGTTGGCAGATACGCCGGGTCGCTGGCCCGGCGTATCTGCTGCATGATTTCCTCCAAATCGTCCGCTTGCGACTTGTATTCTGCGGTGTCCTCTGCTATACTTTGATTAGTTCCTTTTGAGAGCGGCTGTCCTCCGTCTGCGCCAACAGGCGGATATAGGGCAGTCGTTTTCTCTTGTTCAAAATCCATCTATCAATCCTCCCGCATACCGTCCAGCGTGGTAGAAATCAGTCTGATTGTTTCCAGTAGCTCACCGTCGATGGATTGTCCGGCTTCTATACGTTTGAGTTCTTCCAGAACGCTGTTCAGCTCATTGCGCAGCGCCTTATAGACCCTTGGATTGCCCTGTACAACAATTTCACGGCACAGGAGTCGCCTAGTGATATAATCCTGTTTGGTAAGGCCAGAGAGCCGCACAGCGGTTTCAATCTGCGCATCTTCCTCCGGAGATACCCGAAAAGCAACGGTCTTGCTGCGCCAGCGGTTGTGCCGGTCGAGATTCTTTGCAGACATGATTTATGCCCCCTTTCGTTCCAAATCCAGCTTGTTTGCCATCTCTGTCTGCCGGGTGGGAAACAGGTGCGCGTAGCGGTAAGTAATGTCGATGCTTTCGTGTCCTACCCGGTCTGCGATTGCCAATGCCGTAAATCCCATATCAATCAAAAGGGAAATGTGTGAATGTCGTAAGTCATGGATTCTGATGCGCTTGACACCTGCCTCTTTTGCACCTCTGTCCATTTCTCGGTGGAGATAGGATTTTGTGACGGTAAAGATGCGGTCGGTTGGCTGCACGGCGTACAGGCTTTTGATGTAATCCTGCATTTCATCACACAGAAACGCGGGCATCTGAATCACGCGGTTGCTCTTGGGTGTCTTGGGGTCTGTAATCACGTCGCGACCTTTGATGCGCTGATAAGATTTGGAGATCGTGACGGTCTGTTTTTCAAAATCGAAGTCGGCGGCGGTGAGCGCCAATAGCTCACCCTCCCGCACCCCGCACCAATAGAGCATTTCAAAGGCGTAATAGGAGAGCGGCTTGTCCATCATCACGTCTGCAAATTTCAGATATTCCACCTTTGTCCAAAACAGCATTTCACGCCCCTTGGCTTTTCCCATATTGCCGACTTGGGCGGCGGGATTGACCTTTAGACCGTAATGCCGTACCGCATGATTGAACACGGCGCTAAGCTGGTTGTGGAGCGTTTTCAGATATACAGGGGAATATGGCTTGCCGTTTTCGTCATGGTGATTCAGCATCTCGTTCTGCCATGCCATGATCTCTTTTGAATGAATGTCACACATCTTCCGTTTGCCGAAGTAGGGCACCAGTTTTTTGTAGAGGATATGCTCCTTTGTGCCCCATGTGTTTTCCTTGATGCGTCCTTTCATATCCGCCGCATAGAGCGCGACGAAGTTTTCAAAGGTCATTTCCAGATCGGCAGTCTGTTGCTGCAAAAACGTCCGTTCCCATTCCAGTGCGTCACGCTTGGTGGAAAAGCCGCGTTTCAGCTTTTTGACTTTCTTTCCTGTCCAGTCCTCATAGTAAAAGGACACATACCATGTACCTTTTTCCTTATCCTTGTATGCTGGCATTGCTGTTTCCTCCTTACTGCCTGTCACGCAGGCCATAGAATTTTTCTTCAAAATACCGTCTGCTCACCCGTCCGGGGATGGTAATAAAGCCTTTCTGCTTCAATTCCTCGTTCATTTCCCGCACCAGCTTGTAGGCGTAGGGTTTGGAAATGCCAAGTTCGCTGGCAACTTCCTCCGCTCGTACAAACAATTCTTGTGTCATGGTGTCACCTCCTTATTGATGATTCGCAAATATGTTAATATCCGCGTCCTTATTATACATTAGCATAAATGTTAATGTCAAGAAATTATTTCGCTTTTTTGTTAATATTTATCTTGCGTATTTCGCAAATTTGCGCTATACTGTTTTCGAAGGCGGTGGTATGAATGACAGTAGGAGATAAGATTCGGAAAATCCGTACCTTTCGAGGTATGACGCAAAAGGAACTGGGCGTTGCCATCGGACTGGAGGAAAAGGGCGCGGATAATCGCGTTGCCCAGTACGAAACGAATTACCGTGTTCCGAAGAAAGACTTGCTGAATAAAATTGCGGAGGTCTTGCGCGTAGACCGTCAGAACTTCTATACGGAAGTTCCGGGGTGCGCAGAGGACTTTATGCGTACATTCTTCTGGTTGGATGAGGATAGTCCCGGTTCTATCCGCCTGTTTCAACTTGTTCGCAATCCGGGCAAAGAGCGAAACGGGGATGATACCATCGCAAAGTACAACGACAGCGACGAATGGCCTGTTAGCCAGCCAGTGGGAATGTACTTCCAATATGGTCTTGTCGATGAGTTCATGCAGGAATGGCTGCTGCGCCAACAGGAGCTTCATGCGGGGCAGATCACGCGGGAGGAATACTTTGAATGGAAACTGAACTGGCCGCATACCTGTGATGACAGCAAAGAGCGCAAGGAGTATATTCCTTGGAAAAAGAAATAAGACAAGCAAAAAACCGTCCTGCTGAATTTGTCATTCAGCAGGACGGTTTTGCTTGTCATTTTGGAATCATTCTCTCGGAGTGCCGGATTTGAGAAAATAGTATCAATCCAGTATCACGAGCCATTTTGACGGGCAAAAAAGCCTGTATTCATGCGGGTTTCCGGCGTTCTCGGAATTACTCCCACTCGATTGATGGGGGCTGTTTCGCCTTATTTTTCGCGGTATTTCGGTCTATCTGCCTGTCCTGTGTTGCGGTGTTTCTCCGTAGTCTCCACCGCTTTCAGGTGGCGTAATGCCAAAATAATTCCACGCGCAGATTATACCACGGTCAGGTAGGACAGCGCAACCCAGGACGTGATTTCCTTGAGAAGCGCCTCCTGGACGCCCTTGTGGGTGGCGATCTGCTTCACAGTGTACCGGCGGTTCTTTCCGCTCACGTAGTCCGGGACCTTGGCCCCTCTGGAGGTGGTGAGGCCGCCGTAGACGGCTCCGGTCTGGATGGTGACGGTGCTGCCCACCGTCACGGCCTTGGACGCCGTGAAGCCGCTGGCGCCGGTCTTGGTGGCGTAGTCCAGGGAAATCCAACCGGCTCCGCTCTTGAGCTTGCCCCACTTGGAAGCGCCGGTGCCGCTGGCCTCCGCAACGATGGTATAGATACCGGGCTTGATAGCGCCCTTACTGCCGTAGTTGGTGCCGGGGCCGGAACGGATATTGAGGTCCGTCGCGGTCACTTTCACCGTGTAGTTTACGGCTGTCTGAGCGCCGCTGGATGCGCCGGTGCCGGTGCTGGGGGTAGTGGTGCCGGAGCTGCCGCCCAGCCGCTTAGTGACCTCGGCGGCAATCTCGCCGTGGAGGTTGTAGAGGTAATTACCAGGGCAAGCCTTGTTCGCAAACCAGCGGTGAACGGTCATCACCATCTCACCAGACTTGGGGGTGTAGGCGAGGGTCTTCGCCTTGTCCCCGAACCAGAGCAGCTTCTTGGCTCCGTTCCGGCGGCAAATATCCGTCACCAGGTCCAGAAGCGCGGCATAGGCCGCAGCCGTGACCTTGTAGGGGTCCTTGGTCTCGCTGGCCGTCTCAATGGTGATGGCGCGGTGATCGTTGGACCCGCTGGAGGTACACCAGCTCCGGTCCTTTTCCTCCACGCACAGGCCGATGGAGCCGTCATGCCCCACAACGTAGTTGCAGGAAGCGCCGTTGTCCGGGTCGTACTTGGTAAAGGCCCCGGCGTTGCAGCCGCTCTTCGCCGTCACTTGACCGACGAAACAATGGATGCTGATGGTGTCGATTTTGTGATTGCGGGGGCTTGTCCGGTTGGGACTGATTTTCGTATAGGTCACAAGGGAGCTGTTACTCATGGTCGGTTTCCTCCTTGTCCTCCGTGACTTCGGTAGTGGTATCAATGGTGATGCCCTCCAGGGGGATGATGCCCTGGGTCAGCTCGTAGACGGCGGCCTCGATGAGCGCGTCAAGCTCATTCTCATCCACGGTGACGCCGCGCTCTTTCAGCCATGCAATAACGTACTGCTTCTTCTCTTCTCCGCGCCCGCTGCCCTTGAAAATCTGCTCAGCAGCGGAGACGGCGATTTTGACCCAGGCGTTGATTTCCGCCTGCTGGGATGCCGTGGTCTTGGACTTGATGAACGGGATGAGCACACAGGTAACGATGACGCCGATCAGGGCGGCCACAGCTTCGATGATAGGGGTGATGTCGTACATGGTAAATCCTCCTTGTTTTTATCCGAGGGTAGGTCCGCTGGTGTCGGACCCGCCCTCTGTGTTGTTGGTCTGGAATGGGTTTCCGTCAGCGTCAAGACCATGGCGGTTTCGGCTGACTTTTTCGGTGGTGGATGCCGCCGCATAGCTCACCAGATAGCCGATGCAGGCGGTGAAGATGGTGGTGGTAACATCGCTCGCGGTCTGCTTGTCCAGGTAGGCGAGGATGTAGGAAGCTACGGCGGTGGCCGTGGCAATGAGGACGGCCCACGCAGCGAGCTTCTTTTTGAACTCCCAGGGGCGGCGCGTCTTGGCGCGTTTTCCATCATACTTTCCGGCCATGGCGTCCCCCTCAGTCCATCAAGGAGGAAACGCCTTGCCGGGTGAGGAAGTCCTTTTGCTTGTGTTTGATGTCGGCGGCGTAGTCCAGGGCGTCGTGCATATCCCCGTTACAGTGGGCGTCGGGGATGCGCTGGACGGCCCTTGCAGTCGCTTCCCCCAGGGCAATAGCGGCATTGGTCCCCTGGACAACCAGGACGAAGAGGTCCTTTTGGCCCTGTTCCTGGGCCGCCTGTTCCTTTTCCCGCTTGTCGATACGGCGCTCCAGACGCCAGATGATAAGGCCCATGATCGCGCTCGGAATACCCATAGCCGCGACAAAAGCAAGCACCATCTGGCCCAGGCCGATGTTTACTTCCATTGGTCTCACCCCTTTACTCCGTCACGACCTTGTAGTAGTCGTCCAGGAGCGCCGGGGGCGCCCAACCATCCTGCTTGGTGAAGACACGCAGGACCTCATACTCCGTGCCGTCGTGGGTGAAATGGTCGCCTACCTGGAACGTGTGATTGGCCTCCAGTTCATCCCAATCCGGGACATTCCCCGGCTCCGGCCCCGGTTCGGGTTCCGGCTCCGGCTCTACTTCTTCGTAGAGCTTGTACTCAGAGGGGACCAGGTGGGGGTAGTGCGGCTCATAGAGCGTGACGCCCGCCTCCTTGATGGGGGTATAGAGCTTCTGGTCCACGGGGTCCCGGCGCACCGCTCCGTAGGGGACGTGCTCGCCCCACATGAAGTCCAGATACCCTCCGGGTTCCTCCGGCTCGCTACGAAGCGGACGGAACAACGTCCGCCCGCCCACGGTTCCAGGTGCCCAATCCGCCTGCGCCTGGTGCTGCGTGGTGCAGATGTAAAGCTCGCTGTCCGGCCCCACGATAGGCTCATCCTTGAAGATGGTCCCCATGGTGGCACTCCAGATGCGGGTGCCGTCCGCCGCCGCGATGATTTTCAGCTCGGCGTCGGTGTAGTCGCCGCTCTCAAGCTGTCCGGCGCGGATGAGGTTCGCCCGCGCCCGGTTGACATGAAGCTCCGGGAGGCCGGGGCCGCCCAGCTCCACCAGGGCGTCATGGGTGGCAAGGATGGCCGCCCACAGCTCGTAGGTGTCCGCGCTCTTTTCCTGCTTCTGGTAGGCGCGGGCTTCGTCAAGACTTCTCATAGTCACTCCCCCTTAGATGTAGCTCGCGGACAGAGAGTAGCAGGCGATGCTTTCATACCCTCCGACCTTGGTGATCTGGACGCGGACACCCACCGCAAAGCTATCCGCAGTCTTCGCGGAATTGCTGAAAATGTGCTTGAGGCCGAGCTGTGCAGTCTCCCAGGTCGGCTCTTCGTCGTTGTAGTTGTTGCAGACCTGGATTGTCACGCCGTCCTCGTGGGCGTTGTACCGCATGGAGACAAGGATTTTCTGAGCGGCGGCGCTGGTGTCATCCACCTTCCAGTCAAAGTCGATGATGGAGACGGACCGGGTAAAGGTGATGGTACGGGTGACGCTGTTCCCGGCGCTGTCCGAGACCTTGATAGTCATGGTGTGCGGCCCAGTGAGGGCGGCGAACTGCGCCGCCGTGAGCGCAAAGGTGTATTGGTGGTTCCGCTCTGCCGGGGTGATGGTATTAAGGGTCACACCATCCAGGCTCTCTACGATGGTGAGCGTGTCTCCGGCGTCCCCGTCGTTGACCGTGTACTGGAACGAGGGCGGCGTAGTCACCACGCCGAGCTGCTGATCGCTGCCGCTCACTGTCGGGTCTACATTGTGGGTGACGGTCCGGGTGGGGCTGGTGGTGTATGCGCTATACGCGACCTTGCTGTCCTTGGCGCGGACCCGGTAGGCTACCGTGTTCATCGCCGTGGTGATCGTGTCGCTGAACTGCGTCGCAGCCCCGTCGTAGATTTTGGACCATGCGCCGCTATTGTACTGCCGCTCAAGCTCGTAGCTTACGGCGTCGCTGTCCGGGTCCACCGACGCCGCCCAGGAGACGGTGAGACCTTTACCGCTCCGCACGTCCTCCGGCACGGTGATGGACGGGGGCGTGGTGGGGGCGTTATTCCAGATAATCGTGTAGTACCCCTCTCCATCCGGTGTATCAGATACCAAGATGTCAGAGGACAGATTCAAAGCCGGGCGCACACCCCTGTCGCCGTCGTACGCGTTGAGGTAGTTGAGGCTCCCGTCCGAGTACACGACGCGCACGTTGTACGCGTGCGACGAATGCGGGGAGCGGAGCCACCAGTACCAGAACTGCGACGCGCTCAAGCTGCTATTGGTGTACTCGCTGTTGCTGACGGCCTGGGCCGTAGGGTATGCCTTCCGGCTGTTGTTGTCGCTGAACAGGGCCAGCTTGGACCCCTCACTGATGCCGTTCTCGGAGCCGAGGCCGACCTCCGCCATGGACAGAAGGAATACCTTGTCCTGGAAGGTCTCGGAGCCTCCGCCGTCCACGGTAGGCTTTGCGACGGTCAGGGTGGTGGTGAGCAGGGCTGCCAGCATCTCCGGGCCGAAGCCGGTGAGGAAGCCCGCCTCGCCGTCGTACTCATTGTAGTTACTCCAGACATAAGCGTTGGAGGGCGGGCGGTCGTAGCTGTGCTGCGCCTGATACCAGCCGGTTCCGCTCTTATTGAGCCACTGGCGGATATTTGCCAGGACCATGCGGTTGTTTCCGTAGTTCCGTCGGTCATTGTTGCCGCCGCTCTCCGTAGCATCGAAGCAGCACAGCTTGATGATCTTCTCAACCACAAGGGTGGTGCTGTTGCTCGGGTACCCGGCGTGGTTCTTATCGCCGATCTGGAACGGGATGGGGACGCCGTAGTATTTGGTCTTCGTGTCTCTGACCTTGGCCCCCACCGGCAGAGCGCTGATTTTCTGCGACATTTTGCTTATCACTCCTTTGGGTAAATATTTGCTCAAAGATCCTGTCATACTTTTCGACCAAGGACCTGCACTGGCCGTGCATAGCGTGAGACCTCCAGCTTTGGTAGCTGGCCGTGATCTCCTCCTTACTGATGGCCCCGGCCGCATACATGACAGAGAACTTGCGGAGCTTTCGCTTCATTCTCTCCCTGCTGGAACGGCGGACCTTCCTGATGACCTTTCCTGTGTCGGTAAGGTAGCTATGGAAGCCAAGGAAGTCCAGACCGTTCCGCAGCGGGAAGATGCTGGTTTTGCCGTTGAGCTGGAGGCCTCTGGCCGTGAGGTGTTCCTCGATGCGGGCCCAGGCCTCCTTGAGAACGGCCTTGTCCTCGTGGATGAGGTAGAAATCGTCCATGTACCGGCCGTAATACCTTATCCGCAGGACCTCTTTGACGAAGTGGTCTAACTTGTTGAGATACAGCAGCGCATAGATTTGCGAGCTTTGGTTTCCTATGGGTATTCCGACGCCATCCGGCGTGCTGTCTATGATTGCGGTGGACAGCGCGAGGCAGCGCGGGTCCGTCAGCAGCTCGGCAACGTCCCGCTTGAGGATGTCATGGCGGATGCTGGCGAAATAATGATGGACGTCGGCCTTTAGCACCCATCCGTCCGCGCTCCCATGGCGGCGGTAATACTCCCGCATGAAGTCACGGAGGCGGTCGAGGCCGAAGTGGGTTCCCTTTCCGACTTGGCTCCCGTAGTTATCCAGGATAAAGGGGCGGCTCAGGACGGGGTAAAGGATGTTGTCGCAAAAGGCGTGTTGCACGATTTTGTCCTTGACGCTGTTCGTCTGGATGAGGCGTCGCTTTGGCTCAAAGACGTAGAACTCATGGTAATTTCCAGGCTTGTAGAGACCGTCCCGCAGCTCAGCTTGCAGGACGGTGATCGCCTCCAGAGTGTTCAGCTCCACTTTGGCAACGGAGTCTTTCCATCGCTTGCCTTTCCTGGTTGCCCGATACGCCGCATAGAGATTAGCGAAGTCATAAACGACTTCAAAATTCTGTTCCATAATAGGCTCCTTGCGCCGCTGGTAGCGCCGAAGCTCCAATGGGCGAGCCTCAGCGCGTCGGCGCTATGTGTTTATCCCTGCCCTGTCAGGCCGGGACCGGATACGTCCTCCTTTGATGGTGGGCTTCTGCTTTCTCCCTTTCGGGTTACTCGGTCACGGTATTCCACCGAAGCCGGGCGCACACCCCTGTTGCCGTTGTACGCGTTGTTGTTGTTGAGGCTCCCGTCCGAGTTCACGTAGCGCACGTTGTTCGCGTTCGACGAATTCGGGGAGCGGACAAGGCACACCCAGGGGGATGCACGTACAGGACGCACCCGCGGCCTCTCAAATCATCGCCGTGCGCCGCCGGTCTGAACTTGCTGCCGGAAGCGCTCGGCGTCCTTTTTACGCCACGACGCGGCAAGGTTCTTTACGTCGGTGGTGAGGCCCGTCCAATATTCACACCGCCTGATGTCGATATACCCCTGCTCCAGAGCTATATCCAGGAAGTTCAGGAAGACCTTGCAGTTGGTCAAGACCTCTTTCTGGAGGTCAAGGCGCGTGTTCATCTCAGCGACGGTCCGAGGGTATATCTCGTTGGCCGCTATGATGTCATGCAGGATTTGGATTGAGAGGTTCTGCATCCTCTGGCAGAGGGTGAAGCGCACCTTTTTAGGGAACAGCTTAGTGTTGTTCGTGAGCTGCAAGGTATGGTTTACCAGGTCTTTTGCCTTGCAGATGATGGTGAGTTCACCGTGCCGGTTCTGCAAACAGGACACCTCCTTTCACGCAGGGCCTCCAGCTCATCAGCCGGTACGCCGTCCACTTCGAGGACGCCGGGCCGGACGCGGATAGTGACCCTCTGGCCTTTATATCCCAAACCGCAGAGCACAAGCCCCTCCAGGCCCTCGCAGGGGCAAGGGGTCTCCAGCTCTGCGATAAGGTTCGGAATAAGACAGCTCGCCTCTTCGGGGCTGCAAAGTAGCCCCGTCATGCTGTGATGGAGCGTCCGGTCTGGCTCCAAACTCCGTCGCGCATGGCGATACCGGCGAGGGTGGCAAAGTCGGCGGTCTTGTTGATGCCTCCGGGCATATCGCCGGACACCAGATCGTTGAGTAGGTCGATTGCGGCCGCATGGTCGCTCAGGGTGTTGGCGAGGCCGGAAACGTCGCTGATTTCATGGCTGTGGCCCAGGAGCGCATACTTTTCCAGGTCCACCACGCGGGCCAGGGCGTCCGGGTCAATGATGGCCGAAACGCTCGCCGCCGCGCCCACAATGTTGATGATGTTGAAAGTCACCATCTTGTTTACCGGGCTGCCCTGGGGCCTCATCCACTCCGGCTTGCTCTGGAGGGGAAGATAGGAATAGGCAACGTCTCCATCGCCCTCCGGGTCCTTGATGTAGAGCATGACGCCTTTGACGTAGAAGCCGGTCTCGACGCCCACGCTGGTAGCCTGGACCACCACCGTAGCCTCGCCGGTGCCGGTGTTCTCGCACTTGGCAATCATGGCGTCTCCGGCATATTCAACCGGGGCGGTCAGGTCCTCAACCGCCGTTCCCTCCGGGAGATCGCCGCTGTCCAGCTCCGCTTTTGTGAACTGGATGCCGCCGCTCCCGGCCATGACTTTGCCCAGGGCGGTGTAGCCGCTGTTGAGCAGCACCGCGCCCTCTTCGCTCTCCGCGATGTCAGGAGAGGCCAGGATTTCTCTGTTTGGCATGGTATTACCTCGCTTTCATAGATGCAGTTATCGACACGTCCTCCCACACGGCCAGGCCCACATAGCTGCGGGAGGTTGCCGTGCGGAATGGGGTTGTCCGGGGTTTCGCCTCAATCTCGTTGTAGATCAGCGCCGGGACCGCGTAATAGCTCCGGGACCGTGCTGTGTGGTAGGTCCGCAGGAAAACACGGGTCCCGACGCCTGCCGCCGCGATGCGCTTCATCAGCTCCGCTATCAGGGGCGCGGCCTCCAGGCGCTCATAGTCCAGGACAGCTTCATCGACATAAATCCAGATTTTCGCCGGAAACAGCTCTCGGACCTCTATCTCCGATACGTCCACGTTGAAGAGCGAGGCCGCAGCGGAGATGATGGTGTCGATGTCACCGCCGGAAAGCAGCGCAATCATCTTGATTTTGATGAGCAGGCGGTAAAAGGTATCGTCCGCTCCACCGCGAGCGACGCCGAAATTGGCCCCGTAGCGGTCCAGGACGGACCCTCTGGCATTGTCTATGTCATCCCATAGCTTGAGCCGGTCCGCGTTCTCGTGGATGATTTCAAGGCCCCAGGCAAGGGTCCCGAATAAGCGCCCGATGTTCGTCTCCATGGGGAGGCTGTGTCGGCTGTTGCGGATGTCCGACCGGGCATAAGCCCCGGTCAGATACTCCAGCATTTGAGACAGGTAGCCGTAGCTCATCAGCTCACCTCCGCAATGGTGATTTTGTCGGTCGAGGTCACGGCCTTTTCCCTGGTGTCAATGACGATGTTCTCTTCCCCGTAGTCACTGGCGGTCTCGCTGATGCCCAGGTCGAAGTCCACCACACCGGGGACAGACAGGATGACACCGGGCAAGGCCATATAGAGAACGTCCGAGCCGATAGTCAGGCCGCCCCTCACATCGCCGCCGATGTACTCCACCAGGGCCTCCTTGATGCGGTCCTGCCCATCGCCCGGAAAGTCGCTGTTGGTCTCCAGGTTCTTGATTTGAATATACACGGCAACGGTGGTCGGCCTGGAAAACTTGATATTGATGCTCTGTCCGCTCTTGGCGATGACGGCGATAGAAGAGCTGCCGGAGGTCTGGATGCCCGCCGCCTTGCGCCGGAAGATGGCCTGCGCGATGTCGGCGTCCAGGCCGCCGTAGACGATGGCCTCAATGCTGTGCGGGGGGAGGCCCAGGGCGTCGGTTTCGTCGGTGTCGTTCTCGTAGCAGATCGCGGAGTAAACCGCGTCCACGTTCTGCATGATTTCACCGGCGATGGCGTCCGCGTTGACGCCGCCCGCATAGTCCACGGACTGATAATAGCGGTCCCGGAACTCTTCATCGGTTTCCCGGCCCCGCCCGCCGTCGATGGCTGCCGGGTTCGTGCAGGCGCTCACGCCGTCCATGGGGTTTGTGATTTCCTTGACCGTCTCGGCGGCCACGTTGTAGTCCGCTCCGGTCTCAACGGCCTGGACCGGCAACGTGACTTTCCCGGTATCGTCGATGCGGCCGGCGGCCAGGACTGCATACTGCAATCCGGCCACGGTGCGGACCAGGAAGCCCACGGGGATAGGAGTACCGGCGGCGCCGGTGAACTCGACGTAGCCGGACGCCTTTTGCGCGGGAAGCAGGGACAAGCCGATAGCTTTCCCCAGGTTGTAGAGGCTGGTCCCTACCGCCGTATCAACGAAACGGCTATTGTAGACATCTTCCATGAGGCTGAACAGGATGTTCAGCATCCATGCGAAAATCCGTAGGAAGATGCCCAGGGGGGACCGGACGGTCAGGTTGGCCTTGCTCCCGAACAGCTCCCGCGCCTTGTACTCGATGGCGTCCAGAAGCTCTACGTAAGTAGGCCGGTGGAAGCCGCGCTCGGTCACGCCCCATTCTTGATTGCTCATGCTGTGCTCACCTCCGTAGTGATGGTATTGCCGCTCTGGAGGCGGCCAGTCACAGAGACCTCCAGGCCCCGGCCCACAAGCTCATAGTCCACGGCGCTCACTTCGGCAACCTGTGGCTCCTGGAAGACGGCGTCCCGAATTACCTCCGGGATTTCGTCATCCTCCAGCTCGCTCCGCTTCTTGCCCATGATGCGCTCATACTCCGTGCCGTGGGTGGGGTCAAAGGGGAACTCCCCTCGGTAGACCTCCAGCGTCAGCCGGACGGCCTGGGCGGTGGTTTCATCGCCCGATATGGTCTCCAGCGCTCCGGCGTCATCGAGGATGAGGTCTCTGCTTTCGGGGTCAATTTTAAGGGTCCAGTTATCTTGCATATCTCACCCTCCGATCAGAACGTCCCCGCTGCCATCAGAGACGGCCCCGGTGCCATTGTGGGCGGCCAGGGTGTCCCCGATACGGGCGGCGGGTTTTCCGTTGATGAAGACGCTGCTGCTGCCCTGGGCGATGCTCCCTTGGCTGCTCCCGCAGCAGGCGTCATTTTCGGTTGTGGTGCTTCCGACATAGGCCGCCGGTCGCCCGTTGATGAAAACGTCCCCGGAGCACCCACCGGAGATCGTTCCCGTGATAGGGAGGGGACCGTGCGGGGTGGCGTGTCCGTTGTGCTCCCCCGCTGTGGTGCCTTGTATGGCGTCCCCTTGCCGTGCAGCTCCAGGCATAGCGCATACCTCCCTCAGTTCAGGTTGACCACGCCGCCAGTAACGGTCAGGTCCCCGGTGATGGTCACATTCCCCTTGATGTCGATGCCGCTTGGCGAGATGGACAGGTACACGCCGCCGTCGGATGTCCCCAGGCTCAGGGACCCGGCGGGGAGGCCGGATATGGAGTTGCCGCCGGTGCGGATGCCGCCCACAAAGACAGCATCATCCCCGCTGTGCAGGCGCTCGGTGTTGGGGTCTGCCTCCGCACCTCCAGCGATAACGGCGTCACTGTCCCGGTCCAGGTAGACCACCACGCCGATGTCCCCGGCCTTGTAGACAGGACGGATGACAAAGCCGCCCCCGTAGATGGTAGCCACGGGGACGGCCAGGACCGGCGGCTTGGTCTGGAATGTGTCTTCGTCGGGATAACGGGTGATCGGCTGAACATCGACGGTCAAGGCCGCCTCGTCAAAGGCAAGGACCTTTACAACGTCCGCAACGCAAAGGCCCGCCGCGTCCGCCTGTTTCTTGGCGTCCTCATAGGCTTGCTTTCGGTTTTGTCTCGGCATGGTAAGGTCCCTCCTTTACGCCGGTTTCATTTCGATGGTGGTTTTCCAGTTGCCTTTCGGTGTGCCGGTGTGCTTCCCCTTGGCAACGATGAAGCGCCCGTTGAGGCTATGAGACTGGATGACAACTTGCTCAGCCGGTCCGATGTGGTAATTGAGCAGGCACTCACGGGTCACATAGTTGCCCTCTCCGCTCTTGGTGGCGCTGCTTTTCTGGCTGTCGCTGCCCACGGCTATGACGGTTTCCTCAACCTCATTCCCGGACAGCAGCAAGCCGCTCTGAGGGGTAAGGACAAGGCCATTTGCGATGCCCTTAGTCGGGTCATTGATGAAGACGCTCCCGTTGCGTATAAGGAACCGGCTCTTGCAGTCGTTCACCACAATGCGCTTGAGTTCGTCCTTTACCTTGCCGTTGCACACCAGCCCCCGGTCATAGACCTTGTTCGTGGCGAGGGAAAAATCCCCGATTTCAACCCCAAAGATATTGAGCAGATCGGAGACAATCTCTTTCGCCGTGCTGCCCTTGGCATAGGTCTTGGAGACCTTGGAGTTGAGCCATTGGTCCATAGCGGCGGTTGCTGAGATTTCGGTGATCCACTCGGTATTTTGGTGCTTGTGGCTGCAAGCGCTCACTTGGCCGACGAAGATAGCCCCCACGTCGCCCTCGTAGCCTGCGTTGAGGATGATAACGTCCCCGCGCTTGATACCCTTTCGGGTGCTCTCAGACAGGTTGTAGGCTTTGAATTTGGCCGTCTGGATGGTGTCGCTGTCCTCAAAGGGGACCTCAAACTCAAAGTACAGATTGTCCATACTGTACTTCTTGCTCCCAATCTGGAGACTGGCCTCTCTCATCCAGAAGCTCATTCCGTTCCCTCCCTGTCGAAGAGATAGAGCTTGACCTCTTCCCCCAGGTTCTCCCACGTCACGGCGTCCACATCGTCCCCCGTGAGGCACAAGGGAATGATGACCGGCAAAGGAAAGCGCTCATCCTCAATGGGGCCGAACAGTGGCCGCCCGTAGCGGATGGGGTCTCCGTAGGCAAGCACTTCGCCGGTGGCCGTCACAGACAGGTCCAGGGTAAAGAAACCGCCGGTGTCGTTGTACCGGATGGTAAAGGAATAGGTCTTGTCGCTGAGTTTCACGGAAAAGGTGTAGGGGACCTTGCTCACGTCGATGTCGATATACTCAACCTCTTGCCCAAGGTCAATAAGCTGCATGGTCCGTTACCTCCTCCCGGTGTTGCTGGGAGTAGCGCGGGACGTTGGCCCCGCGCTACTCTTCGGCTTGCTGTTGAAGCTGTTTACATAGGACATATAGGCGCTGGATGAAATCGTGGTGGAGACGGTGGTTTTCAGGCCGTCCGCCTTAGTGCTGGAGGTTTGGGAGGAAGACTTCTGCGCCGCCTTGGTGGTTGCCTTGGGCTGTGACGCGGAGGCCGCAGCGTCCATACCGGCCATAGTAGAGGCCGTTCCACTGTCCACGGAGCTACCCAGGGTGACTTGCTTTAGGGTGGCCGTAAACGTGAAGCCCCCACGGTTCTTGGCGTCGTGGGTGCTCTGGAGCTGCTGGATGACAAGGTTGCTGATGCGGTTCCTCCCGGTGTAGGTGATGATGTCGCCGCTCTTCCACATCTTTTGCAGGGCGGCGATGGTGTCCGCGCCATTGATGGCCGTCCCGCTGATCTGGAAGCTCAACGGCTGAGTAAAAACATGGTCTTGGATATTGGAGCCGCCCTCAACCGGGTTATCGGTGATCGTGCTGCTCCGGCTCACGCTCTCGGAGGTCACTACGCCGGTAGTCAGAGGCTCGAAGCGGACCACTCCGCATTTTCTTCCCTCAAGTGTGTAGATAGTAGCACCCCCTTATGCAAAGCCAGCCTGCATAGCGCGGTCCGTGTAGTCCTGGGCCTGGGCCTCTTGGTAAAGCTCATCGAACAGGGCGCGAAGCTGCTCTTTCAGGTTGGCAACGGTGGAGCTGTCGGCATTACCCGCAATCGTGATTTGGACGCTGGGGGCAAAGCTGACGCTCCGGCTGCTTCGGTTGTTGGTCGTGTTGTTGGTGTAGGATTTCATCAGGCGGTCAGTCTGGTCCGCCGGAATGATGGCAGAGCCGCCGGGGAGGATGGCAAGCTCGCCGCCCTCTTCGTTCATCCACGTGGGACCGCCCTCAAAGTTATCCGTGCCTCCGGCGTTGTGCGGGATGCTCGCTCCTATCTGGACATTGGAGGCGTTGCTCGCTTCACGGGCCGCCGCCGTGATACGGGAAAACTGTGCGACGATAGCGTCCGTGCCGTTGGTGGCTGCGGTCTGCATGGCGCTCCAGGCCGTCTCCGCGTCGGTCTGCATGGTCCCATAGGCCGCCGTAGCGGACGCGCCCATAGCCATGAAATTTACGTCGGTTATCTCGGCGGCCTGGTTGGAGCTTTCGGTGACGGCCTCGGTGGTGGTCTCCGCTGCTCCGGTGACTTCCTCCTTGTACTGCGACGTATCGACCACAAGGGAAGTCTCCTTGCTCGCGGCGTCATCAAGGCCATTGATGGACCCGCTCAGGTCGTTTACCGCCTCTTCGCTGTCCTTGGCTCCGCCGAACAGGTTAGAGAAGAAGCCTACGACCTTGCCCACGCCGTCGGCCAGCCAGCCTACCACTTTGCCCAGGACCTCAGCGATGACGCCCAGGACATCTCCGATGACCTCAAGCACAGGGCTTACGGCCTCCAGGATGGGGGAGATCAGGCCCAGCAGTTGCGCAATGGGCGGTAGCAGCGCCTCGGCCAGCTTTTGAATGACCGGCACAAGGGGCTGAATGATGGAGGTATTCAGGGTGTTCAGGATGTCCACCAGGGGCGGCATGACAGTCTCGGCTATCATGCCTACGATGTTCGCCACAGGCGGTAGGATGGTCTGTGCCAGGTCTCCGAACACCTGTAAGAGTGGGAGGCCAGCCTCGAACACGGTCCCCAGCACGTCCGTTAGGACGGGCAACAGGGTCATGCCCAGCTCCGTGATGACCGGCATAGCCTGGGCAAGCCCGTTGCTCAGCATATCCACGAACTGCATGAGCATCGGCTCTATGGTCGGCCAGCTATCCAGGATGGTGCTGAACAGGCTTTCGATGACCGGCGTAAACCGGCTGCCAGCGTCGGCCATGAACTCGCTCCAGATACCCTTGAGGTCCTTGGTGCTGTTCACCAGGCCGCCGGTGCTGTTGGCCGCCGATTGCTGGATTTTCTCGGTCTGCCCCAGCAGGGCATTCATGCGGACCTGGGCCAGAGTAGCATCGTCCATTTCGTCTATCTGGTCTCCCAGGCCCATTGAGAGCGCGGTATTTTTCAGGGCCACTTCATCAATGTGGATGCCGTACTCTTCGAGTGCCGCATTGTTCCCGCTGATGTAGTCCTGGACCACGCCCAGGGCCTCGGTGTCATCCATGGCAAAGGCGTTGCCGAAGTCATAGGCAAGGGACGTGGTGGCCTTGGACAGCTCTGCGGCCGCGTCCCCGGTGATGCCCATTTCCCCGTATAGGGCCTTATTGGACACCATGAAAGACTTGACCTCATCGCTGCTCCGGTGGATGGCGTCGGCGTAGTTCTCTGCCCACTCCCCGGCGTCGGTGCCTGAGAAGTTGGCCTCAAACTTCCGGCCCACATTCTCGGCGGCTCCGGCTGCTTCGATGGCCGCCGCGCCCAGCTCCTTGAGCATATCAATACCGGCCTGGATTGCCTCAAAGCCGATAAAGGCGGCGAGGGCGCCCTTGATGGCCTCTTTGATTTCGCCTCCGGCCTTGTCGCCCTCATCCCCCATATCGTCCAGGTCTTTTCGCGCATCGTCGGCCTCATCGCCCACATTGTTAATCCTGTCGGCAGCGGCCTCCACCGCGCTCAAGAACTTCCCCCGGATGGTGTTTATCGGGTGCGTGAACGCGGTCCCGATGCCCTTTACTCCGGTCTTCACCTTGCCGGTGAAGTCGGAAAACTTCTTTTGGGAGTAGCCTATGGCCCCGTCAAATCCGGCCTTGATGGTCTTGGAAACGCTATTGGTCTCTTTGGCCGCAGCGCCCATAGATTTTCCTACGGCAGCACCGAAGCTGTCCGCCTCTCTGCCAATATCCCGGAAGCTGGTGCCTACATCGTCGGCGTCATCCTCCAGGTCATCCAGGGCGTCGCCTGCATCTCTGGCTCCGTCTCTGATCGCGTCAGTACCGGCGCGGACGCGAGCGCCCATATCCTGAGCGGCGTCCTCAACGTCCTGGGCGCGGTCCACGATCTGCTCCAGGCGGTCTATCGTCTCGCCCAGGCGGTTTATCGCGTCATCCAGGCCAAAGTCCATGCCAAAGGTAAGCTCCCGGTTGTCTGCCATTGGCTCCACCCCCTTTCTGCAAAAAGTAAAGCAGCGGGGTCACTCGCCCCGCTGCTTGCTCCAGTCTTCGTTGTAGAGTATGCGGGCCTGCACCGCCTCCTGGTACTCAGCCAGGTCCATGCCCTTGAAGTCGGCATAGCACAGGCCGCCGCCGGTGAAGATGAGGACCCACATATTCCGGTTTCGCTTGGCCTTTCTGATTGCGCGGTCTACGTTAAGCTCACTCTCGCAGAAAGGTTTCGATGGCCTTAATCAGCTTCTCCGGGGTCTTGATGTCATCCTTTTCATCGAAGTAGCTGATGCCGTCGGCCTTGACCTCGGCGGGAGAAATGACCACGTTCTTGAGCATGGTGTCAATGTACTTGGTGGTGTCCCGGCGTCCGCCGCCGGTCATGCCGCAATCGTCATTGACGCCGAAGTACCAGGTGGGAGAGACGGACTGGAGGGTGTATTCCTCGCCGTTGACGGTGACTTTCTTCTGCTTAGCCATAAATTTTCGGTAGCCCCTTTCAGATAGTGATTTTGGTTTGTTCGGCCAGTTGGGATAGCCTTTCATGGGTAGCCCCCCTTAGCGGGGGACTACCGACGGTGCATAGATGTTGACGGTGATCGTGCTCTGCTCCTTATTGCGGGTGAGGTCGGGCATTTTCATTACCCGGCAGTTGTCCGCGCTGAGGGTGAACGCGTCCGCGTCGTTCACGTCGGAGATCGTCACGTTGACGGCCCGACGCTTCGCCTCCAGCTCCCGAAGATAGGACAGGCTGGAAGACGTGGACATGAGGGTAATAGCGATGGTGCCGCTCTCGTTGGCGTTCTCGGAGTAGGTCACGTCGCCCTTTGCGCCTACGGCGGGGGTGATGCTGTCCTCGTTCTTGGTGACGGACACGACACCATCAGCAGCAAAGCCGGTGATGGTGCGGCCCCCGACAATGACGTTGACCTTTTTAGGGTCATAGCTCGCAACTTCGATGCCTTTAGCCATGATGAATTACGCTCCTTTCTCACGCGCTCAGGGTGGCCCGCAGTACGCCCTTGACTTTGACGGTGTGGACCGCGCCCTCAAGCTGCGCCTCCCAGGTGATGTCCGGCATTTGCCGGGCGCGGGCCTCTTCGTCGGTGGCCTGGGACCGCTTGGGGACTACGACGGTAAAGACGCCCTGCTCGCTCTCCGGGTCCAGGGCGATGATGCCCAGGTCGGTAGCGCGGTTCAGAGCGGAGAACACGCCGGCAGCGACCAGGGCAAAGCCCGCGTCGGTGTAGCCAATGGTGGGGTTCTCCAGGAAGATGTCGTAGAGGTTTTCCCTCATGTTCTTGGCGATATAGTCAGCGCCCATCTGGACGTCGATAAATTCGCCGTCGGCGCATACGCCATTCTTCACATACTCCCGCTTGTACTCGACGGTCAGGAAGTTCACGTTGGCCTCTTCCAGAGCGTCGCGCTCGGCGTTGGTGAGGTCCGGGACGGTGAGGCCCTGGGGCCGCTTGAACTTCCACGTTACGCTCTCAGGATAGAACGGACCCACGTTGCCCACATAGGCGGCGTCGGGGTATTCCTCATCCTGGTCCCCGTAGATGACGATGGACCGGCGGTTGGTGACGGCAAGGCTCTTGTTCTGGGTGCGCCCAAAGTAGAGCTTGCGGTGGTCTTCCTCGCCCGCGCCCAGCTCCGCTTCGGTAGGCTCGGTAGCCTCGGCCCAGGCGCAGAGGGCTTTCACGGCCTCATCGCCGTCCTGGTCGGTCAGCAGGATATACCAATCATCATCGGTCTCCCGCAGGGTCTCCACGGCCTGCACCAGAGCAGATGCCTTTTCGGTCTCACCGCTCCCGGAGGGGGCAGCGATACCGGCGATTTTCACTTTGCGGATAAGGGTCTCCGCAAGGGTGGTCTTGCCCTGCTCAAACAGGGCTTCGGCCATAGCAGCGACCTTTTTCCCGGTGAACGCCTCCTTGATGACGTCCAGATCGCGGTAGACGGCCACGTCCTTAGCGCCCTCGGTGGACAGCAGCAGAATGTCCAGGTTCTCCGTTCCGCTGGGCTTGGCGTCGATATTCACGACCACAACAACGTCTTTCGGCATTAAAATCACTCCTTTACGTTTCCTTTGATTGTGGGTTTCTCAAGTTTGCTGATGGCCGCCGCGTCGGTCCGGGTGTACCGGAGCCGGACATCGAAACCGAACCGGCGGCCCATTTCGTCAAGCTCCAGGGCGTCCCGGCTGGTGGCGTTGGTGACATCAACAACGACGAAACCGGCCCCCGCTATGGCGTCTCTCCCGGTATGCAGGAAAAAGCCCTGGGCCAGCGTTGCCAGCTCCAGGGCCTCATCTGCACCCAGGACTTGCACCTGGGAGCCTTTATCGTCGTAGCAGCGGTTCACGCTGCAAGCAGTAAATGACAGGGTGGCGGTGGGCTGCTCTTCCCGGACCTCCACCAGATCGTCTTGCGTCGCACCCTCACCCAGCGAGTAGTTGCCCAGGCCGCCGTCCGGGATGTAGTCTGCGGTCACTGAGTAGACGATGAACGGGGGTTCTGCCTCCGGCTGGACCTGGGAGGCCAGCAGGACCGGGACGCCCACGGCCTTATGAAGCGCGGATATGAGGGCATTCCGCTTCGTGACGAAACTCACACCCCACCGCCTCCTTTCGGCGCCGCGCCGGTTCTGGCCTCCACCAGATACCGCTTCATCGGGTGGATGCTGTTGTGGCCCAGCTCCTGGGTCACGGTGTAGGTGTTTCCGCTGTCAGGGTCATAGACCTGTGCTCCCACCTGGAGCGCATGGCCGTTGGTGTAGATTTTCTCGCTCAGATCGGACACGGTGCCGGTGATTTCACGCCGTAGGTCCTTGTCGCTCACAGGGAGGACCGCGCCCTCAAAGGGGACGCGCACAGGCTCACCGGCTACCCACTGGCCGCCCTTGTCCTGGTCGTAGTGGCCTCCCGCCTGGACCTCGTACATGGTATGCAGCAGGCCGCCCGGTATCATGGGCTGCGCCATTTTGAACGGGACGCCCATTATTCCTCAACCTCCCACGTGATCGAATTTCGGAGCCGTCCGGTCACCATGAGAGGGCTGTCCGCATAGGACGGATAGCGCTCCCTCTGGATTTTTCCTTTCGGCTCAAAGTTGCTCGCGTCGCTCATAAACTGCTGGATAAGGCCCACGGCCTGCCCGCCTATCCACGATATGGCCCCGTCCGCCGTCTGCTGACCTTGCCAGATGCGGGCAACCTCATTCTGGACGATTTCGGCCAGCTTGTTCTTGTTGTGGTCGAAGCCCGCTCGGATGAAGCTGCGCTCCGGTATGGTGACGGAGGGCAGCAGCAGGAACAGGAACTTGAGGTTATTCGGATTATCCTTATCCCTCCGTCCCTTTTTGGCTACGACGCCGAACAGGTAGCCGTCCCTGGACCGGATAAAGAAGAGGTCCTGGAAGTCCCTGGGGCTTTTGTCGTAGCTGTCCTTGTGGATAGGTATGCAGAGGTTCCGGGTGGCCTTGGGCGTGATGGTGGCCCCGTACTCATGGACACGGGCAATCATCAGAAGCTCGCTGTCGGCGTTGCCCTGGATGCCTATTTTTATCCGGGTGCCGTTCAGCTTCTCCAGCTCGGCCTTGACCCGCCGCAGATGCGGCAGTACATTGTCACGGACTTGCATAGGCTCACCACCTCATGTAGTGGGCCAGGGTCTCCATCCAGGAGGCGCGGGGTTCCTTGTCAAAGGTCCACGACACGTCGGAGATGGAGAAAGCCGCAAGGCCCTGAGCGCCGTTCCGCAGGATGGAGAACTCCTGTTCCGCGATGCCCCACACAATCGCCACGATGTCCTCCGGCAGATCGGACGGCTCATCCTCGGTCGCGTCCTTGGGCAGCACATACCCGGCGGTGAACTTCACTTCCAGGTAGCGCCTGGGGGCCGTGTAGTCGTTTGCAAGGCCGCCGATGTAGCCACGGAATACCCATCCCTCATCGCGGTACAGTACGCCCACGTCTCCGGTCATGGTAAAGTCGTAGCTGCTGGGGTCTATGCTCACGCCGTGCTCGGTGTCCCGGACGTACTCAACCGCCCGTATGGGGTACTGAGTGAGCACAAGTTCCTGAGTGCCGGGGGCAACGTACCTGTGGGTGTAGGTGGCCTTGCCGAACTTCCGCCCGGTGATGGTCTCAATCCAGGCAGACGCCGAATTGATAAGCCGGATGATGTTGTTCTTTACGGCGGTGTCCGCCGCCTCCGGTGGGATGCCCAGGCGCTCCATCGTGTCCTCAAGAGTAGTCATGGCGTTTGCGGCCAGTTTTACAGTCGGTTCATTTGCCACGGTGTCGCCTCCATTCTCAGGGGGGAGGCGCGGGCTACTCGCCCGCGTCCTCCTTTTTGCCGTCGTTCTTGGGAGCGGTCGCTTTTTTCTCCTTGGGGCCTGCTTCCCGCTTGTTCTCGGCGGGTTTCACGGTCTCGTGGGGATAGTGTCTTGCCATAGTGAAAACCTCCTTGTAGGGCCTCTCAGGGCCAAATTAGACGGGGACCTCGGAAGCGTCACCCAGGGCCAGGGCAGCAGTAGCCTCACACTCCGGGCTGGTGCCGCCGGAGCAGGTAATCTCCACCTTGACCTTGACGTACTGCTTGAGACCCACCAGGTCCAGGTCGAAGTTTACCAGCTCGCCGCCTGCGGCGTCGGTGGTGACGGAGATCGCGCCCGCATCGTCCAGGGGCGCGTTGCCCACACAGACCAGCTTATCCTTGACGGGCGCATAGCCGGTGCCGCTCTGGTCGCTCTCGGTGATGGTCAGCTTCACGGCCATACCCGTAGGGGAGCCGGAGGGGGAGCCGACCTTGACGGCCAGGATGCCGGAGAGGAAGCCCTCGCGATTGATGGCGTCCTCGCTGGTATACGGGGTCACTTTGACACTCTGAATAAGTGCGCGTTTCATAGCTGAAATTCCTCCTTGTTGAAATTATAGGGCCGGGGCGGTATGCCCCGGCCTCCGATTAAAACGCCTTGATGTTCTTGACGTGCAGGAAGCTCTCCTTGTGACGGGCAGCGATGTCCACGTACATGAGGGCGCGGGTGGCGGCCAGGTTCTCTTCAAAGGCGTTGTGCTGGTTGCCCTCTTCATCGACCCAGGAGCCGTCCAGGGTGGTGTAGGTCTCAAGGCCCATCTGCTCGCCCACCAGGAGGTCCGCCCAGTTGCCAAAGGCCAGCTCAGTGAGGCCGGTGGTGTCGGTGGTGATCTGGTTGGACACGCGATAGGGGAAGCCCAGCAGCTTGCCGGTGTTCATCTCATCGCGGTAGATGTACGCGCCGGTGGTGGTCTTGAGGTTCATCAGGTAGCCCTCCAGGACGGAGTTGAACGCCCAGCCGAGCTTGTTATCGTCCACGTTCTTTGCCAGGACCTTAGAGCGGACGAACACGGGGAAGTCGGCAGTAATCTTGCCGTTGCTGTCGGCCAGGTCCTCGTTGCTCAGGGTCTTGGCGTCCACGTGCTCAACCTCCTTGTCGGTGAACACGCCGAGGGGCTGGAACTCGCCGCCCTTGCCGAACATAGCGCCGAAGTCAAGGCCCAGCTCCATGCGCCGGGTCAGGTCGTTGGCGAAGAGCTGATCGGCGGAGTAGTTGGTGCTCATCAGCAGCTCGCGGGTCTGAGGCACGATGGCCTCCAGGCGCTTTGCGGACAGACGGATGTTGCCGTAGGTGGGCTGGGTCTTCGCAATCTTGCGAGCCTCACCGCCCCAGGTAGCGCGGGCGCCGCCGGTCATCTTGGGGATGTTCAGGTTGCCGTTGGCCATGGGGACTTTCTGAGCGCCCAGCTCAAAGATGACGGTCTTGGAGTACAGCAGCTCGATGATCTGGTCCAGGTAGATTTCGGGGATGAGGTAGCCGCCGGCAGCAGGGTTGGTGGCAGACAGGGCCTTGAACTCGCGGGCCATGTCCGCATCGTCATACTTCCGCTGCGCGTAGAAAGAGGCGGCGTCGGGGTCATGCTTGCCGAACACGTCCAGGCACTTGATAGCGCGGGCGAGCTGGATAGCAGGCGGGACGGACTTCTTGGCGGTGCTGGTGGGGGTGGTACGGCTCATGTAAATGGAGCTGTACTTCCGCTGGACGGGGGAGGCCGCGCTCTTGCGGGCGCTTTTGGTCTGGTGCTTGCGGGCGGCGGCCTTGCGCCCCTTGGCCTCATCAGTCACTTCCTCATCCTCCTTGACCTCTTCCTCAACGCCGTCATCCTCCTTGGCCTCGCCCTCGGTGGCGTCGATAATCTCACCGACGGCCTCCATGACTTCCTCGGCGGTGACGTCGCCCAGCTCTTCGCCGGCCTCCTTGCGGCTCTTGCGCTTCTCAGCGACAACGGCCATAGCGTCCTCAATCAGACCGGAGATGTCAGCGGGGGCAACCTCGGCAACAGCGTCCTCGGTCCCCTCTTCGCCCTCGGCCTTGGCCTCGGCCTGCTCATCCAGGGCCTCCTTGACGCAAGCCTTGATTTTCTCGGTCAGCTCATCGGCCTCCATCTTCATAGACTTGCGGCCAGCGGGTGCGGTTCCTTTCTTGGGAATAGCCATTTGTAATTTCCTCCTTATAGCAGAATTTCATAGGTGATGCCGGTAGTCGGCGCGGACTTCTCGGCTCTGGTGTTGGCGGTACGGGAGATGGATTTCTCGGTGTCGCTTGCCTCTCGGATGATGCCGTCAAGGACCTTGGTAGCGGCTTTCATGGACGCGCTCGCGTCCTTGAGGGCCTTTAGCCGGGTCCCGCTGATTTTCCGACCGGCCTTGACTTCGGCGGTGGCTGCCTCCAAAAAGGCGTCCAGGAAACCGGCGGCGTCGGTGGCCTGCTTGTAGTCGGTGATCGTCGCCTCCGGGTTCATGGCCCAGGTAACGACGGAGACCTCCCACAGCTTGACTTCCCGCAGATGCCGGATGCCGTTTTCGTCGTAGTCAAAGACGATGGGGTCATATCCGATGGACAGCTCAGTGAGAACTCCATCTTTCAGCAGCACTTTGATGTCGCGTCCCATCGAAG